GAGGTTTCCATTTCTTCGAGTCGTTGTACCACGACAGAGTACATGACGTAGTCTTCGACCTGAAGCGCATGGAGTCTGCTCTTGCGCATGCCCGGGTCAACGCTGGAGAGTTCCTGAACGAGCTGGTCAGCTTGGCCAATGACGGCCTGCTGGTCGTATTGCAAGCCCGTCTGACCGAGCATCGCTTGCGAACGTGCTTGCTGCGCGAGGGACTGTTGTAGCTGTTGGGTCTCCTGCTGCATCTTCTGCTGGAATCGAATCTCGTCGAGCTGTTCCTGGAGGCGTCTTTCACGTTCCTTCTTCAGGTCGAAGTCGTTCAGCTCCGCGATGGTCGTGTTCGAGATCAACTGAGCGTTTTGATTCAACTGGAGGATCAGTTGCTTCTGCTGCACGTCGTCGATGAGCTTGAACTCGGTCAGCTCGACTTCCACATCGGGCCAGCCCAGCATCTTGCAAGAACGCGTGGTGATCCACTGGAGCAGTTCGTTCAGCTCTCCCGTGTAGGTGAGGAGTTGGTTCTCGAGCATACGCAGCGTGATCGCGGACCCCGTGAACGACAGACCTCCGTAGATGAACTCGCGGGGGATACCCATCGCGGCGATGATGGAGTCTTCGGCTTCTTTCACCTCGCCGAGGGTGAGCAGCGCACGTCCATCGCCCCCGATCTGGAGCGAGTCAACGGGTACGCCCGAGTGGAAGATGGTGAGCGGGTCTTTGCGATGTCGACCAAGGCCGCGCTTCACCTCTTCGAACATACGCGAAAGCGAGATGGTCTGGATGGGGTCCGCGTTCGCGGATGTCTGCTTCGGGAAGAGCACACGGAAGGGGACGAGGTGATCAAGCGCGATTGCTTCGTTCGCCTTGCGCAGGATCGCGGTGTAGAAGAAGAGTTTGATGGTGCTCGTGAGCGGCGGGAATCCCCACTGGGGGTCGATGCCGGCGGGCGGCGCGACCTTCATGTGGTAGATCTGCCCATCCTTGAAACGGAACATCTTGTTGTCCCGTGCCGCAGCGATGAACTCGAGGGGCAAGTGGTTCAGCAACAGCTTGTTGCCTTGCCGGATGCGGTTCTTGATGTCCGGTGGGATCGAGTAGTAGTAGATGGATTTCCCCGAGATGGGATCGTGGTCGATGTCCATCTGCTTGGGGTCCCAGCGGATGATGTGAATCTGGTTGGGGTCAGTCAGGCGCCGATCGATGACCTTGCCTCGTACCGTGCGTCGACACTTTCGGCACGTGTACTCAAAGGTCATCGGGGTGTACTTGAAACGGTAATTCACGTGCTGGATGTTGACGAGCTTGTTGCACTGTGGACACTTCAAAAAGCGCGCGAACGGCTGGTACAGGGAGATGAATGCGTTGCCGTAGATCCAACGGTCACGCCCACTGAGAATGAGGATCTCTTTCACACGCAGTGTCTTCTCGAGCAACTCCTTGACGCGGTCCTCGGCGCCTCTGTTGGTGGTGTTGTAGGAGATGTCCGTGATGGGGTATTCGGAGAACTTCTTCAACGCAGCAAAGACTTGCGCTGAGTTGTAGTAGAGGTACTCCATCCACGCGAACAGGTCACGGAGTCGACGGGGGACAAACCCCGTCACGAAGTCGAACATCGGATTGGGATGCGCTGTGTTGTTTCGATACAGCGCTTCCAGATCCGTTACGGTCATATCAGACATGGAGTCCTCAATTCACCTGAAAGGAGAATAGGTTAGGTGCCATCGGATTACAAGCGCACGGTCTGTAACTTCTGCATCCACAAGGTGAATTGTGAAGGCCTTCGTGGACGACTCCTGTGTGGTCTCTGTCCCAAAGCACTACTGTGCACCATGCACGGTGATATTGGAAGTCGCACGTGTTCGTTCGTGACGGAACGCTGGACTGCAACTTTACCGAGTAAATGCTTGCTCGCCGTGAGCTTGTTGCCGGAGCTGACCGACAAGGGCGACAGCCAATCCCTCGCAGTGGGTTTCCGGACAGCACAGACACTTTTGCGTTTGGAAAACGGGGAGGGCGAGTCAAGTGAATTGTGGCTTTGCCCACGGTGTAGTCTCCCCACTTTGGCGAAAAAAGTCCATCACGATTGGAATGCGGGCATCGGTCGCAAGCACCAATTGTCCACCGAATATCGCTTGGTCTGTTCGATTTGTGGCCTTGACGAGCGCAAAGTGCATGGAGTAATGTCGGCGAGATAAACATGGAAACGCAGGTCCTAAAAATAACGAGCCTCGGCGGAACGCCTGTTTTCGCCATCTACAGCACCGACCTTTCGTTCAAAAAGGTGTTCGGCGCTGTGACCAAGAAGGGTACGTTGCTTTGGTACTTCCCTGCGTTCTATCCCGTCTACAAGCTCGTGCTGAAGGATCTCAAAGCGCTGAAGTTGCGGTTCACCGTGTCGGATGCCGCGAAGCAAGCCATCACGCAGCTCGAACGCTACGATGAGCGGGTTGCGAAGAAAGTGCTGCCGTCAGGTTTCGCATTCAAGACGCAGCCCTACGAGCACCAGCTCGAGGGATTCATCCACGTCCTGTACAACATGCGCGTGGCGCTGTTCTACGCATGCGGTCTTGGCAAGACCAAGATCATCGTCGACTGGCAGCGCGCCATCAACGCCAAGCCCCTCATCCTTTGTCCGCGTGTGGTTCTTCACGTGTGGGCTACGGAAGCAGCACGCCACGGCATCGAACAGGAATACCGCATCGTCGATGGTTTGAGCCGCGAGGAAAAAACTGCCCAGATCGCCGACGCAAAGAACTACTCAGGGCTGGTCATCACCTACGGTTCAGCGCGTCTCTATCGGGAACAGATTCAAGAAGAATTTCCTTACAACGCCATCGTCGCGGATGAGAGTCACTACATCAAGGACGCGCGGAGTGGCCGCACGGAAGCGGCGTTGGAACTGAGCAAGAAACCGAGCCGGCGCGTCATCATGTCGGGAACACCATCGACGGGTGACCCTCGAGACATGTACTCGCAGTTTCGATTCCTTTCGCCTTGCTTCATGCCGGAGTCGTTCTGGAAGTTCAAGCAAACCTTCTGTCGCACAGCGCCGATGAACAAGCGCATCGTGATCGGGTACAAGAACCTGCACGTGCTCAACGAGCGTGTGCGCCTGGTTGCGCTTCGTCGCACGAAGAAGGAGTGTCTGGACCTCCCCGAGCAGTACGTCATCGATGTGCCCATCGATATGAAGCCGAGTCAGCAGAAGTTCTACAACACGATCATTCTCTCGGAAGAGTTCGATGAACTAGCGCAAGCCTTGATGCGTGAAGAACGCATTCTGACCGAGCAGGGTGGCCTCATCGACATTCCAAACGCGGCTGTTCTCGTCAACAAGTTGCTCCAGGTCGCGTGTGGCTTCATGTATCTCAAGGCAGACGTGCCCAACATCTGCGATGGCTGCGAACACCTACGCGACTGCGTCGATGCGCACATCAAGCCGTACACTGCGAAGTGTCACGTGAACTCGACGCCGATGCCTCCCATCGTGCAGCGCATGCAAGAGAACGCCAAACTCGAGGTGCTCCTCAACAAGCTCGACGAGATTCTGGCGGAGCCGACGCATAAGTGCATCATCTGGGCACAGTTCCGTCCGGAGATGGACTGGATCGAAGAGGCGATCAAGGACCACTGGAAGAAGACGAAGCGAGACTTCACGCTGGTGCGCGCAGATGGCAGCACCCCTGATGTTACGGTACCCGCCACGAAGTTCGAAACGGACGTGGCTTGTCGCATCTACCTCGGACAGGTCGAGACGGGTGTGGGCATCACGTTGAATGCTGCAAACTACATGATCTACTTCAGCCTGCCCTGGAAGCTGCTGGCGTACGATCAGTCCATCGACCGCAACCATCGCGTGGGGCAACGGCGAGACGTGACGGTGTTTCGATTGTTGTGCAGACACACGATCGACATTCACATCGCACGTGGTCTCTCCATGAAGCGTACGGTGTCCGAGACGATCATCTCTGCGCTGACGTGTGCACATTGTGACCGTCGTGAACGCTGTACCGAAATGGGCATCACGCTCTTCGAAGAGGGATGCCGTTACCAACGAGACGTGCAGCGTCACGTTGCGAGAGCAAAGCAGGTCTAACATGCCAAAGATCACGATCACGTACACACATGAAGAGCTGGTCGCGTTCGTCACCGGGATGCTAGCAGTTCAGGGACTGCATCCTGTGACGGACATTCAGTTCGTATCCCTGGACTCCGATTTGAACCGGTTCAACGTGGTCATCGACTGCGAGCCCGGTCCGCTCAGTGAGAAGTGTCCCTCGTGTGGCGTGAAGCTCACGAATGGGGTTCCGGTGCCTGTGGCCATCGTAGCCGTTCCACACGAAGGGTCTGTTGTCTCTCTGCGATCAACAGAGAAGACCGCAGCGGCGCCTCCGCGTGAGTATCCTGTCGATGAAGAAACGCAAGAAGTCCAGGACCCCGTGGTCATCGACGAGGAACTGGGCGAATCGTTCGCTCCCCCCTCCCCGGGCGAGGGCGTGCCCTCTGTACACGTGTCCACCGCAGAAGAGCCCGAAGAGAGTGGTGGCAGCATGAAAGCACTGCTCGAAAAGAACAAGCACCTCACTGCGGTGCGTACGCGTGAACGTGAAGCCACGTTGGGAAAGCGCGGTGGTCGGCGCATGCCGGGTGAATCCACGCGTCCTCCGAAGCCGGGAAGGGAAAGCTGATGGCCAAAGGAAGAGAAGAGATCGCGAATCAGCCCATCATCGACATCGATGACAAGCTTCGCGAGTACATGGCGAAGAATGCACCCGTGGGTGGTTATCAGTTGCCCACGGGGTACCTGAGCAATTCGCAGATCGACATGTACCTCAAGTGCCCGATGCAGTACTACCATCGGTACGTCTGTGACAACAAACGTCCACCCGGCGTCGCGATCACCTTGGGCTCCGGGACGCACAAGGCCGCAGAGGTGACGCACCATCACATCGTGGACCACGATGTGCCTGCGCCGATTGAGCAGGTCGTGGCTGCGTTCTCGGATCACTTCGATAAGAAGTCCGAAGATGTCCCTGCGGAAGACTGGAAAGAAGACGGCATCAACAAGGGGCAGATCAAAGACGCGGGCATCCAGCTCGTCAGCATCTACAATCGCGTGGTCGCACCCAAGGTCAAACCTCAAGTGAAAGATGGGGTGCGGGGCATCGAGAAGAAACTCGAGATCAATGTCGAGGGCATCCCCCTCGTGGGATACATCGACCTCATCGATACCAACGCAGATGCAATCATGAGCGAAGAAGAGAGGGCGCTTCTTCGTCAGTACGGTTCAGATGTGCCCGAGATCTTCCGTACAGCCATCGCCGATTTCAAGACGCGCACCAAGTCCATCAGCGAGGACGAGGTCAAAGGTTCCCTTCAACTCACCATCTACTCCTACGCAGAACAGGTAGGGTTGGTGCGCTACGACCAGTTCTTGCGACAGAAGACACCCAAGGTGAAGCGCATTCACAGCATGCGCACCACACAAGACTACAAGTGGATGGCCGAGATCATCACAGGTGTTGCTCGTGCCATCACGGCGGGCGTGTTCCCTCCGTGTGATCCTACGTCGTGGGCCTGCACACCGAAGTGGTGCGGGTACTACTACATGTGTCGCGGCAAAGCCCGCTGAGAGGAGTGCTCCGTGAAGCCCGAGTACATCAAGTATCTCCGTGATCACGAGATGGACATCCGGCAAGAGTTCGATGAGCTGTGGGAGAAGGCAGGAGCAGGACCGCTGACGCCGACGCAGGCGCAGAACACGCTCGATCGTCTCTATGACCGTACGCATCTGGACATTCTCGCGAAGCTCAAGGACTACACGGACTACTTTCCCACCGTGCAGTGTTACCCGGGCCGGTTGCTCAAGGTTCAAGACCTGTGGTGGCTGGATCACGCGACTGCCGGTATCACCGAATGGGGAACGCTGAGTTGGTTCTCTTCACGCAAGGTCACACACCTCGAGAAGTGCGCGGACAATGCGACTGCGACTGCACTGGCACAGCGCCGGGGCGGCAAGGTCATCGAGAAGGGTGGTACGTTCTTCGCTCAGTGGGTCGGGTTGCCGGGTGCGTGTACGCACTTCGTGGTGGCACCCACGGGTGTGCCCTTCATGCTCTTGCGCCTCTTCGATGGTGCTTGGGGCGAGCCGAAGCGCAACGGTGATGCAATCCAAGTCGAGATGGTCAACGCGCTCGTGTGCCATCTCAAAGAAGGTGTGTGGTGCTACTGGGCAGGGAAGCTGCCTCCGGCGCTACTTGCCGTGCAACGACCCGAAGCGCTCGAGAAGCCGTTCCGCGGTGCGACGCACATGCTGCCGTACACGTGGGAGCAAATCATCACGAACATCAAGCTGAAGCGCCTCTGCATTGCAGCGACAATGCGCCCCGACGGCTCCAAGCGCATGGCGCGTGATCGGATGAGCCAGCACACGGATTGGCGTGAGTCGAAGTACGACATGGGTCCGCTCTGGCCCAAAGACTTGTGCAACGACGCGGCCTATGAGACGTATCCCATCGACGCTTACAGCTTCATGGAACGTTTCGTGAAGGCATCCGAAGCGGATGCAGTCGTGAACCTCGCTGAACTGAAACTTCTCGAACAGACCGCAGCGAGCGAAACCGACGACGTGGACCGTTGGGACGCAGATGACACGCTGGACTCCTCGGCTGAGGTTCAACAGGCGCTTGTGGACCTCTACGGACCCGCGATTCTTCCCAAGTACGGTGTGGATGGGAATCTCGGTGCGGAGAGCACGACAGCCACGAAACATTTCCAGCAAGACTGGAACAAGTACCAGCCAACTGACCGCATCAAGGTCGACGGTGTGCCTGGCACCGAGACCCGTAAACGTTTGGTCCAGGCCCTACATGCGGATGGGTTCCGCACAACACCTCTCTGAAAGGAAGAATCGATGAAGCTCACCGCTACGCTCAAGTGCGACCGTTCGGGTCGTACCTTCGACAAAGAGATCGACACCACAGAAGTCGCGGCTTACGAAGGGCGACAGAAGGTACGTGAAGAAGGGCTTCGCAAGGTCGAAGAGTTCTTCGCAGCGTTTCCGAAAGAAGAGCTGCCTGATCTCGTCTGCGTGTACCAGGGCAAGCTCCAGGCGTTCATCAACGTCATCCCCGACTACAACGACAAGGCGATCTCGCGGTTGCTCGAGCAGCTCTTCCACGTGAGCGATCCCTCGGCACGTGCCAAGAAAGCGAAGGCCACGCGGAGCAGCAAGAACGGTGGGGAGAAAAAAGAGAAGGCCGACAAAAAAGCCGGCAAATCGGGGGTACAAGACAAGGCTGCCGCGACTTAGCCTGTAGCGGAGAACGACATGTTCGAGAAGGAGTTCGAAAAATACGGCGTGGAAGAAGGTGCGGACGCGAAG